TTGGAGTACCTGCTTTTAAACGCTCACTTAATCGGAGTATATCTGGACTATGAGCAACTATGACATAGTAGTGATTGCAGATACACAAGTGGGGCCTGACAGCCCTACTGACCACCTACATGCCTTATCTAAGTATATCTGGAAGCACAAGCCTAGTGACATAGTTCACATAGGAGATCACTGGGACTTGGCCTCTCTGTCTTTACATGCCTCGGCGTTAGAGCTAGAGGGACGTAGGCTTTATCAGGACTTAGAAGCTGTGTTCAATGCGTTCCGTATCATTGACTCAGTGACTAAGGAAAAGAATGCTAAGGGTAAGCGGGGCGCTAAGAAAGCTTATGACCCAAATAAGCACTTCCTTGAGGGCAACCACGAGAAGAGGTTGTCTAGGTACATTCAGCGTAACCCAGTGTTGGAAGGTTGCTTTGACCTGAACAGCTTTGTAGCTGACCAAGGCTGGGAAGTGTATGAAATGAATGATCCCTTGTGGTTATACGGGATAGCCTTCTCTCACTACATGGAGAACCCTCAGTCAGGAAGAGCTATGGGAGGTTCAATGGAGAATAAGCTGAACAAGATACCTCACAGCTTTGTTCATGGACACCAGCAACAATACCAGTTTGCTCGTAGACAGAACCTGCTAGGTAAGCCACACTTCGGAGCTTGTGCAGGGAGCTTCTACATGCACGATGAGGATTACCGAGGAGCTAATAACACAGAGGTACGAGGGTTCTTGCACCTGAAAGGTTACACCAATCGGTTCGGTTACATAGACCATGATGTTGAATTTGTCTCTTTAGAGAGGTTACTAGATGAGTACTAAGTTTAAAGTTGGGGATCGTGTTAGGTTGTCCTCAAGTGGCAAGGAGTTCTTTAAGGACTCAGACTCAAACCCGCACAACCTCACTGGGAAAGTGGTGGGGTTTGACTGGTTTTACTGTGTTTCTTGGCCTAAAAAGTCGAACACATACCTTGCAGACGACCTTGAATTAGTTGAGGGAGAAGTTGTTGGCGACAACGTGAACCACCCACCACACTATAAGTCACACCCTAGTGGAGTGGAGTGCATAGAAATTACAGAGCACATGAACTTCTGCTTGGGCAACGCTTTGAAGTATATCTGGAGAGCAGATGAGAAGCATAGTGATGGTGGCCTAGAGGATCTTAAAAAGGCTGCTTGGTATATACAGAGAGAGCTTGATCGGAGGTCTAATGCTGCTAGGAATGATTGACTACAAAAACCTGCTCGTCCAATACATGATCCACATTGGAAGCCTTGAGGGAACACACTTCACAGGGAGGAGCTTAGACAGTAACCTCAACATTCTGGTTAGGGATAAAAAGATGCTTAAGGAACTCTCAAAAATTGCTGATGAGATTGCGTCTCACATATCACCTGAGATAGGGAATAGTTATGACTAAGAATCACAAGATGTACGACCTAGCACTACGAGATCGAGACCTAGCACCTGTTATTGCCTATGGCTCAGCAGGTACTGGTAAGACTTGTGGAGCTGTTGGAGCTGCCTTAGAGTGGATAGAGAAGGATAAGCGTAAGAAGGTGTTGGTAACAAGGCCTAACGTATCCTTTGCCAAAGAGGGAGGCTATCTTCCGGGAACTGAACGTGAAAAGATTGATCCTTGGGTACGCCCTATTCAGCAGAACCTACAGTTTCATGGATGTAATAAGGGAGCTCAAGAGTGTCTTGAGAAGTCTGGTAGGTTACAGTACTTAAGCTTAGAGTTTGTACAAGGGCTTACTTTTGATGATACCTTTATCATTGTAGATGAATGTCAGAACATGACGATGCAACAGCTTAAAGTTTTCTTGACAAGAGTAGGTAAGTATAGTAAGGTAGTCCTCTGTGGGGATATAGCTCAAGTCAGTCCTAAGTTTAAGGGCTCTGGACTAGCTGAGTTACTACAGATGATAGACTACTTTAATCTTAACGTACACACTATAGAGTTTACTAAGGACGACATCCTACGTAGTGAACAGTGCAAGGCTTGGATAAGTGCTTTTGAAGCTTGGGAGGATACAAAATGGGATTCTTTAGACGCTGGCTAACCCGTAACCACTGTGAGTGTGGTAACAAGAAGACATGCTCAGGTCAATACGGATTCCTTGTTCTATATGACATAGAGGGGTTGTGGCCAGTTGGTTGTAGGGTAAGTCTAAACAAAGACAAGGCAATGCGTTGCGATAAATTTTTAAGGGGTGGGTTATGATCTATAAAGACTACATGAGAGCACAGGCTAGTGGCATTACTTATCACTTTTATATTCATGGAGAGATAGGCGAGAGTGAGGAGTACATAGACTTACTTGATACTCTTTACAACGCTACTGAAAACGACACGATCATCCTACACCTAAACACTGTAGGTGGTTACCTCAATACAGCAGTGGAGATACTTCACGCTATGGCAGGTTCCCAAGCAACAGTAGTCACAAGTGCAGATGGCTTAGTGGCTAGTGCAGGGTCTCTTCTGTTCTTTGCAGGGGATGGCCTCATCATTGGGGAGTTCGCTGAGGTGATGCTGCATGACGGTAGTGGTGGCGCTATGGGGAAGATCAACGAAAACCTTAAATCGGCTGTCTTCACTTCTGATAGGCTGTCTCGTATCTACCACAAGATATACGGCAAGTTCTTTAGTAAGAAGCAGGTTAATAAAGTATTGAATGGAGAGGATTTATATATGTCAGCAGATGATGTTGAGAAGTTAGTGCAGGAGGCTCTTGATGGAAGTTGAGAGACTAACTCTTGTGGGGAGCAGCTCTTGTGCTCCTTGCAAGGTAGTAAAGAGAATGCTAGAAGCTGAAGGCATTCAATACGACTACGTTATCATTGAGACTAACCTTGGGAGGGAGCTTGTAGAGTACCATAACTTACGAGCAGTGCCTTCGTTGTTAATACCAAGCACTACTAAGAGAGCAGTAGTAGCTACAGGAATGCCTAAGATTAAAGAAGTAATACAAGCCATAGGGGAAGTATGAATAAGAGTAATCAGATATTAAGCGAGATCACAGTATTCAATAAGTACGCTCGATACAACAACGAGCTTGGTCGTAGAGAAAACTGGGAGGAGATTGTTACTCGCAACAAAGACATGCACATTCGCAAGTACCCCCACATTGCCCAAGAAATCGAGAATGCCTATGAGTTCGTCTATGCTAAGAAAGTACTGCCCTCAATGCGGAGCCTCCAATTTGGGGGTGTTCCGATTGAAGTTGCCAACAACAGGATATATAACTGTGCCTTTCTACCTATCGACCACCAAGATGCGTTCTCAGAGCTCATGTTCTTACTGTTGGGCGGTACGGGAGGAGGATACAGTGTCCAAAGTCAATGGGTCAATAAACTACCTACAGTCATTGGGCCTACAACTGAGTCGCGGCGGTTTCTGGTGGGGGACAGTATCGAAGGATGGGCAGACACAATTAAGGTATTGGTTGAATCGTACTTCTTGGGTAAACAAAAGCCCCTATTCGACTATCGTGATATCAGAGAAAAGGGTGCTGCCCTTATTACGACTGGAGGTAAAGCACCGGGCCCTGAACCTTTGGCAGCGTGTGTTAAGGCTCTTGCAAAGAAGCTAGATAAGGCTGTAGGTCGGAAGCTAACTACTCTAGAAGCTCACGATATTTGTTGTATTATAGCTGACGCTGTACTAGCAGGAGGTATCAGACGAGCTGCACTTATTAGTTTGTTCGACCGAGACGATCAGGATATGTTGACTTGTAAGAGCGGGGCTTGGTGGGAAGAAGCTCCCTATAGAGCACGAGCTAACAACTCTGCTGTGCTACCACGAGGTAAGGTCAGTCGAGAAGAGTTCTACAACATAATGTCTATTGTAGAAGCTAGTGGTGCAGGAGAGCCCGGTGTGTACTGGACTTCTAATGAGGAGTGGGGAACTAATCCATGTTGTGAGATTGGTTTACGTCCTTACCAATTCTGCAATCTTTGCGAGATCAATGCTGATGATGTAACAGGACAGGCTGACCTTAATGCACGAGCAAGAGCTGCTGCCTTGATTGGCACACTACAAGCAGGCTATACAGACTTCCATTATCTACGTCCTATCTGGAAAGAAACTACAGAGAAAGATGCTCTTATTGGTGTTGGTATGACTGGTATTGGTAGTGGTAAGGTGCTGGGCTTGAACTTACGGGAGGCTGCTGATGAAGTGGTTGAAGAGAATAATAGGGTTGCTAAGCTTCTTGGTATTAACCATGCTGCGCGTACTACTACTGTTAAACCTAGTGGGACTTCCTCACTCGTATTGGGCTGTAGCAGCGGCATACACGCTTGGCATAATAATTATTATATTCGTAGAATGAGAGTAGGCAAAGATGAAGCCTTGTATAAGTATATGCTGGGAGCTCTTCCTGAGCTCGTAGAGGATGACTTACATGTTCCCAATGGGGCAGTGCTATCTTTCCCACAAGAAGCTCCCAGAGGGGCTATACTTCGCTCTGAGAGCCCTCAAGAGTTGCTAGACAGAGTACGTAAGTTTAACTTAGACTGGGTACGTCATGGCCACATCAACGGAGACAACACACACAACGTAAGTTGTACGATAAGTCTTAAAGATGATGAGTGGGCAGACTGTACTGATTGGATGTGGAGCAACAGAAATGAATACAACGGAATATCAGTCCTTCCTTACGCTGGTGGAACTTATCAACAAGCGCCCTTTGAAGACATATCAGAGGAAACTTATTACGAGCTTGCTAAGTTCCTCAAAGAAGTTGACCTTACCAAGGTTTCAGAGGATGGGGATAACACAGACTTGTCTGGAGAAGCTGCTTGTGCAGGAGGCCAATGTGAAATAACTTTCTAGCAGGCAATAAAAAAGGGGAGCGTTAGCTCCCCC